CCTTTGACAGCATCAGCGACCTTGCCAATACAATTCTTGATGCCGCTGACGATGTTATTGATAATGTCTGCGCCCCACTGGAATGCCTGAGAGCCGAGGTTCTTGATGAAGTTGACTGCGGCATTGAAGCCGTTGACGATAGTGTCCTTGATTGCCGTGATCTTCTGCATCACGGCGTTTTTCACGCTGTCCCAGATATTCGATACAGTTGTTTTGATCGCATTCATTACTGTGCTGACTGTATTTTTAATGCCGTTCCAGATATTTGTAACTGTATTGCGGATAGTGCTGAGAACTGATGAAATAAAACTGGATATAGCATTCCACACCGCAGATACGACTGCATGAATCGCATTCAGCGTATTGGTGATGTGATTCTTAATGCTATCCCAGATAGAAGAGATCACCGACCAGATGGCGTTCAGAATACCGGATATGAAGCCGGAGATCGCATTCCATACGGTAGAGATCACATTGGAAATGGTATCCATTACCGTGCTGACAGTTGTAGAGATCGCATTCCAAATCGTCTCAAAAAAGGTCTTGATGCCCTCAAGAACGATCGTTACGACCGCCTTAATGGTCTCCCATGTTGTAGTGATCTTTTCGTGGATCCAGTCCATGACACGGCTGATAATAACGTGGATCGCTTCAAAAATCGTCTCAAACAGATATCTGAAAGCATCCAGCAGCGGCGAAATGAAGTCGTATATTGTCTGCCATACAGTTGTGATAACAGACCAGATTGCATTCAGAACAGTGGTGATTGCTGTATGAATGGCATTCCAAATGACAGTGATAACAGTTTTAATGAGGTTGATTTTCTCTGCGATGCTGTTGTAAATCGCCGTCCAGATACCGACAAAGAAGTATTTGATCCCCGTCCAGACAGATATGAAAAAGTTCTTGATTCCATTGACTATCTCTGTGATAAAGCTTTTTATCCCGTTCCAGATATTGACGAAAAAGGTCTTAATGCCGTTCCAGACATTTACCCAGAATTCCTTAACTTCACCGAGACTCGTGCCGAAGATATTACACAGTACATTCAGGTAGTTTTTCAGCGTATCTTTGAGGAAATTCCATACCGCTACAAAAATACCCTTTATACCGTTCCATACCTTATCCCAGTCTCCGGTAAAGATGCCGATAAACACATCAAGGAGATTCAGGATAATATCTGTCACAGCTTTGAAGATGTTAGCGATCTGCTGAAATGTTCCCTCAAAAATCGGTTTCAGGAATTTACAGAGTCCGTCCCATACAGCCTTGATGACCTCACCGATATTTTTGAAGTCAAAGCCGAGCGCATTGATACGGTCAACAATACCCTGACAGAAGCCTGAGAAAATGCTTTTGATCTGTTCCCAGATTGCGGTGATTTTGTTTCGGAAGTCTTCATTGGTACGCCATAAATGCACAAAAGCCGCTACCAGAGCAGCGATAACCGCAATGACAGCGACGACAGGTGCGGATATACCGCCGATAGCTGCGCCGAAGGATGAAAATGCTGCTTTCGCTCCTGCGATCATAGAAGGCAGGTTCGCTATAAGCTGCATCAGCTTGCCGATACCGACCATTGTTTTGCCGATAACAAGAAGCAGCGGTCCCAGTGCCGCTGCCACAAGTGCGATTTTCACGATGGTCTCCTTCGTTGCCGGAGACATCGCATTGAATTTATCAATAAGCGCCTGAATACGGGAAACAATTGACCTGATTGCCGGCATCAGGATCTCACCGAAGCTGATTGCAAGCTCCTGCAGCTGTGATTTCAGAATCGTGATCTGACCTGCGAGGTTGTCCTGCATGGTGTCTGCCATGCCTTTTGCAGATCCTTCACAGCCGTAAATGGCAGTAGAGAGCTTGTTGTAGTCCTCCTCGCTGGCATTGATGATTGCAAGCATACCTGCCATATTCTGTTTACCGAAGATAGCGGCTGCCGCTTGCATCTGCTCTGCCTGTGCAAGACCCTCTGTGGTCGTTGACAGTTCCGCAACGATATCATCGAAATCACGGGCGTTGCCCTCGGCGTCTGTCAGTTCCACATTGACCTTGCCCATTTTCTCACGAAGCATACCCATGATATCTCCGAGCGACCGCATATTGCCGTCTGCATCGGTCATGAGTGTATTTGCCCCGGCGATCTCTTTTGAGACACCTTCCTGTTCTTTGGCAAGTGCCTCTTGTGCTCGAGCAAGTTTTAGCTGTGCTTTTTCGTAGTTATTGCTTGCAAGCTGGGCCTGAGAGCTGCCCTCGCCGTACTTGCTGATCGCATCGTTTAGCTTGATTTGTGCATTATCCAGAGAGATCGTCGCATCCTCAACAGAGTGCTCTGCATTCTCGACCTTTTCAAAGTCGATTTTCTGAATGGTTTCAGTGCTGATAAAACCGAGCTGCTGCATTGCGGCAGCTTGCTGTTTTGTCGGCTTTGTGAGGTTTACAAGAGCGTTTTTCAGACTGTTACCAGCCTGCGAACCCTTGATACCGCTGTTCGCCATAAGGCCGAGTGCAATAGATAAGTCTTCCGCGCTCGCTCCCATAGAACCTGCAATCGGCGCAACATACTTGAACGATTCACCCATGAGAGACACATTGGTGTTGGCATTTGAAGATGCAGCCGCAAGGATATCTGCAAAGTGTGCAGAATCATCTGCGCTCATGCCGAGAGCCGTCAGAGCGTCCGTCACAATATCCGATGTGGTCGCCAAATCCTCACCGGAAGCGGCAGCAAGGTTCATGATACCCTCGACACCGTTCAGCATATCCTCGGTTTTCCATCCCGCCATAGCCATATAGTTCATGGCATCTGCGGCTTCCGAGGCACTGAATTTTGTCTGACTGCCCATCTCACGGGCTTTTGCACGGAGAGCCTCTAAGTCCTCGCCGGTCGCACCGGATACGGCAGAAACCTTGCTCATGGAAGCATCGAAATCAGCAGTCGTTTTGACCGCAGCAGTACCAAGTCCGAGGATAGGCACCGTCACATATTTTGTCAGGTTCGTACCGACTGTTGCAATTTTATCGCCTGCTTTTTCGAGAGATGCACCCGCTTCACCGAGTTTCACAAGTGCCGCCTGAGAATTCGCCGCTTCCTGCTGTAGATTTTGCAGTTCCTGTTCCGTTTCAACGATCTCACGCTGAAGGGAGTCATACTGCTCCGGGGAGATCGGATGCCCGAATTCCTCAGACACATCCTTTGCCTGCTGTTTCAGCCCGTTCAGTTCGTCAGTGGTCTGCTTGATCTCACTTTGCAGGGCATCGTACTTCTCCTGCGATATTTCACCCTTGGAAAGCTGCTCATCAGCGATCTTGCTCTGCTCTTTCAGTTCCTTGAGCTTGGTTTCCGTCTCACTGATTTTCTGCTTGATCGGGTCGTACTTTGCTTTCCAAGCATCGTAGTTGTCTTTGGTTTTAGCAGCCTGTTCGCTTGCTTTTTTCAGCGTTTCGAGTTTGTCACTGGTCGATGATACGGCATCGGCAAGCAACCGCTGTTTCTGCGCAAGAAGCTCCGTATTGGTCGGATCGAGTTTCAGCAGCTTTTCTACATCCTTGAGCTGCGTCTGCGTGTTTTTGATATTCTTCTCGACACCCTGCAGGGCTTTTTGCAGTTTGGTGGTATCACCGCCGATCTCAACGGTTATACCCTTGATTCTGCCTGACATGCGGATCACCTGCCTTTCAGTGGATATATATAAGCACCATCAGTGCTGTTATCGTTTTATCAGCCTAAATGTCTCTTTCAGGCTTTTGTGTTTCAGCTTCCTCGGCTCAAATCCGATTGCATCGTAAAAGATGTGCATGACAATGCCTGCACCGAGGATAGACAGCAGTGTTCCGATACCGACAGAGCCGCCGAGCAGCCAGCCAGTCAGAGTTACAGCCGACCACAGCAGCATCCCGATAATGCCGATTGGTATTTTCGGCAGCTTTTTCCCGATAACGATCATCAGACCGTCTTTCGGACCGCTGCCGAGTTCCGCTGACATATACACATAGATGCCGAGATCAATAATCAGAAAGCCGATTATCAGCAGAACGATTCCGAGCAGCGTACTATGGTTTTCGGGATACGGGGAAATGTCGATGAACAATTGCGTGAGTCGTCCGGTTATCAATGCATCGAGAATCATTGCAAAACCAATGCGTTCCTGGAACAGAAGCTGTATCAGAATTGCCGCGACAGATACCAGCACCATAGTGCTGCCGTAGTTCAGCGGTGTATACTGTGATATTCCCATGCAGAAGCAGTCCCACGGTGCCAGCCCTATATTCGCTGCAATGGTCAGATACACGCCGAAAGAGTATATAAACAGACCGAGCAACACCTGAAACAGTTTTTTCAGGAGTATCTTTATTTTGGACTCAAAATCGGTCGAATGCGGCCTGATCCGCTTTGATCGGGTAATCATAATCGTCATTATCCTTTTCAATGAACATTTCGTTGACCATCCCGATAGTGAGCAGATCAAGGTCGGAAAGACTCAGCCCGATCTGCACACATCGGAGAAGGAACAGCGGCGTTGTCATCTCGCGGTCAACTGGGCGAGATTTTTTTTTGACTCCGCCTGCGTCTCCAGATTCACGCCCCAGAGCTCAAAGAGCTGCGGCAGCACCTCGTAGATGGAGAAGGTGTTGAACTGCTCCAGCCACTCGTCGGGGCTGTCAGGAACGCCCTCCGGATTGGCGTGCTTTGCCATCGTCCAGGCGATATTCTCGAACACCTCAAGGCTCTCGATGCCGAGACCGGAATTCTCCTCATCGCTCTCGTCAACAGAATCCTTCAGCGCAGAGAAATCCTTGAAGATGTCCTTGCGGAACTTGGCACGGTAAAGGCGAGGCAGTGTTGCGCTCGCCTTAAAAGGAACCTCGATGCCGTCAACAGTAATTGTTTTTCTGATAGCCATATTATTTCCTCCGAATCAGTCAGTAGTAGTGGATGCGGCTGTGCTGCCGCCCTTAGTGGTACTTGTGGAACGTGTATTGGTGCTGTTGTTTGTAGTAGCCGCTGTCGGGATATAGACGGCACTGTACCAGTTGTTATAGGTGGTGGA